CCCGTGATATGATAGAGCATAGCAACAGCGTAAAACACAGTTATGCGCGGTTCGTTGTTGTCGTGGCGTGCCGCGTTGCCGTATATAAAAATGCCTAACTACCCTAACCTACAGAGGTGACAGATCGACCTCGATATATAATGCGAAAGTTAAATTCATATTAGTAAAAAAAATTTCGCCCAGAAAAAAATCATGGAAAAGGTTTATCACATCTATGCAAAGAATGAATGTTTATACAACAATTTAACTGAGCAACAATTTAATAATACATGGGAAACCCTCAAGGGAATGGTTGGTCTAATGAAGACTGATTATAAACTTGAGGATTTGTCATATGAAGAAGTAGTAAGATATCATGGAGGGTCCGGTGCGGATTCCCCCACTGAACCGGCCGGTGGTGATTCATATTGACATTATACATATCACATACTATAATTGAACTGAAGTAATTCAAAAAACATGGCAAAAGGATTTACTGTAAAGGCAAATGCGCCCAAGAAGACTCAGACGCCTGAGTGGGACATTGCGGCAATTAAAGAAAGGATGAGAGGTAAGACAATTGTATTCTGTCTACCTGGTCGCGGATGTTCTTTTATCTTCTTGAAGAATTTCGTACAACTATGCTTTGACATGGTACAAAATGGAATGAGTATTCAGATCAGTCAGGATTACTCTTCTATGGTCAACTTTGCACGTTGTAAGTGTCTGGGTGCAAATGTTCTGCGTGGACCTAATCAGATTCCATGGGACGGTAAGTTGGAATATGATTATCAGCTGTGGATTGATTCAGATATTGTATTCGATACAAATAAGTTCTGGCAACTCTGCGATCTTGCTGTATCTGCAGATGGTACAGAGCGTGAGATTACTGCTGGATGGTATGCCACTGAAGATGGACACACAACTTCTGTTGCACACTGGTTGGAAGAAGATGACTTCCGTAAGAATGGTGGAGTGATGAATCACGAAACTGTCGATTCTATTCAGAAGCGTAAGAAGCCATTTACTGTTGACTACACTGGTTTCGGATGGGTATTGATTAAGAAGGGAGTCTTTGAGAATCTGGAATACCCTTGGTTTGCTCCTAAGATGCAAGTCTTTGAGAGTGGAAATGTTCAGGACATGTGTGGTGAGGATGTCTCATTCTGTCTTGATGCAAAGGAAAAAGGATTTGATATCTGGTGCGATCCTCGTATCAGGGTCGGTCACGAAAAAACTCGCGTAATCTGAGGTACTGAATTATGATGATGAAAGGCGGCACCTACGTAAAGGGCAAACCCAAAAAAACTCGCCAAGGAAACTCGCAATATACTTTACTATCCGCGACTTCTCGCAACGGACGTAAGAAAAAGTATCGTGGACAAGGGCGGTGAGTCAACCACACTCAAACAACTGATCATTGGTTGTTTGATTGTATTTACATTTACGATACTTTGTTTTGTTATTATGCTCCTAGGGATGCTATAATGTACGATCTAACTCTTTACACCTATCTCGCACCCAGTAAAGTCTGTGGCGGGGTAGGTGTTTTCTCTTTATGTGATATTCCCAAAGGTACAATGATCTGGAAGGGTAGACAAGAGGCACAAAAGATTACCTGGAATGAAATACCAAAATATATGCAACAACATATTGCATCAATGACCTGGTGTGATAAAGATGGATTTTGGATTGATTGCGACCTTGATAGAATCTATCAGGCATATTATGTTAATCACTCTGATGATCCCAATGTAGGTATAGATGACAACGAATTCTATATTGCAATCAAGGATATTAAAAAAGATGAAGAGTTGTTGTATAGATACTCTAAGATGGAAAAAAATTGGACATGAGTGCATTAATTTGTAACCTCCCCTCGGTTGAGGTATGGGTACGTAAAGAGTATCTAACCGATCATCAATCTGGACATGGCGAATTTGTAAAGGGCGTTTGGGTGTCGTGTAAATCGATCCCTGGACGTGCTTTTTACTTTGAGACCTATTTACCAGAGTACGCGGCAATGTACGATAAATTGCCCATCAGTGCCTTTGTAAGCGCCCCTGAGACGCCTACACCTGATATGAACCTACCTAACCTACAATTCTGGAATTGTATGGACTATGGGGTCATGTCGATTCATAAACAATTCATTGGATCAATGGATTTTGAATGCTACACAAGAGACCATGGTATCGTCAAAGGCGAGTACATCTGCACAATAGATAATTATCATCAGGATTGTGATGTAATTGACTATGCAACAAGTGAAAATCCTGCCGAACACAAGTCTCATAACTTGATTGAACTTGAAAATGGACAGTTTGCACTGTATCCTAACAACAGAATGCGTATTTTTGACAATAGTCTAACACCTATTGATCCCAAAATGCCTGATTTTAAGGTTTCAACCCAATATTATAGTGTTGAGAATGGTTTTGAGCGACTCGGAATGGGTCGTGAAGACGAATATTTCTGGAAAACAGCAAAAGAACGCGAAAATTTACTCCAAGAAGACAAAAATGACTCCGAATAACGACTTTTTAGACAATTTAGCAAATGATCAGTACCAAAAAATGCTGAGAGAGATTGCCAACGACAAAATTACTCCAAAAAAGACTGACAAAATCAAAGAAAGCGAATTATTTGACCCTGAGAGTGATCCAGAACCACTTTTTGGTTGATAAATAATACATAATTGCTGTATTTTTGTGCCTTTAGAACGGGTAAGTCAAGGATTTAAAGATGTAAGCATGACATTTCAGAGAAATCCTCTGAATGACGATCTCGTAGCACTTAAAAATGAGACTGCTATTGCACGTTCATTAAAAAATATCGTATTTACACAACCTGGAGAGAAATTTTTTGATGAGGACTTCGGTTCTCAAGTCTCCAGGTTTTTATTTGAAAATATTGATCCCGTGACTGCCTCTAATATTAGAGATGAAATCATACAATCTATCATTAACTATGAACCTAGAGTTCAACTGAATGATGTTACGGTTGTTCCTAACTATGATAATTATGCAATGAACGCAACTATAAAATATATCATAATTGGTGCTGATATCCCACCACAAATATTAGATTTCGTTTTGCAACCAACCAGGTAAAAAATGCCATTATCAAATTTCACTAACCTGGACTTCAATCAGGTTAAATCAACACTCAGAGAATATTTAAAGGAAAATTCTAGTTTTACAGACTATGATTTTGAAGGGTCTAACCTTTCAACAATCCTTGATGTTTTGGCATATAACACCTATATTACTTCATACAACGCCAACATGGTTGCGAATGAAGTTTTTATTGATAGTGCCACTTTACGAGAAAATGTTGTCTCACTGGCAAGAAATATAGGATATACTCCAAAGTCTAGGACTGCTGCGCGTGCCACGATTACATTTTTTATAGACACCTCCAATCTTTCACCCACACCAGCTACGATTACACTTCAAAAAGGTGTCGTAGCGAGTTCCTCTAGCTCATTTGGTTCACAATCTTTTGTTTTTTCAATTTTAGAGGATATTACGGTTCCTGTCGTTAATAATACTGCACAATTTAATAATATTCCGATTTTTGAAGGCAACTTGGTGACTTCTAACTTTACAGTTAATACCAGAAATTCAGAACAAAAGTTTATTTTGGATAATGTTGGTATTGATACTGATCTAATGACTGTTTTGGTAAATCCAAGTCAGCAATCCTCCAGAAGTGTAAGATACACCCCTCAAGATAGTCTTTTTGATGTCACTGGAGATTCTAAAATATACTTCATACAAGAAGTTGATGATGAAAGATATCAAGTTATTTTTGGTGATGGTATTTTTGGTCAAAAACTAGATGACAATAATTTTATCACTGTAAGATATATTACTTCAAGTGGAGATGCTGCTAATGGAGTTAATAACTTTAAATTCTCAGGAAGACTCTCCTATAATCGAAATGCTCAGACTTATGTAGTTACTTCAGGTATTTCTGCACTTACTACTGGAATTGTTGCATCTGGTGGTGAATCCATTGAGGGTGTAGAATCAATTAAAAAATTTGCACCTCGCATTTACGCCTCTCAGAACAGAGCATTGACCGCTAATGACTATGAAACTTTAATTCCTGCGCGAATTTATCCTGAAACTGAATCTATTTCTGTATTTGGTGGAGAAGAGTTAGTTCCACCTCAATACGGTAAGGTATTCATTAGCATAAAACCAAGATTTGGTGATTTTCTACCAAATTTGATGAAAGAAAATATTAAAAATAAATTAAAGAAATTTGCAGTCGCTGGAATTGTACCTGAAATTTTAGATCTAAAATACTTATACTTAGAGGTAGATAGTAAAATATATTATAATACTAACCTGGCACCATCTGCAACCGCAGTCTCTAGTATTGTATCAAACAATGCAACAATATACTCAGAATCAGCAGAGATGAACAAATATGGAGCAAGATTTAAATATAGTAAATTTTTAAAAGTTGTTGACGATAGTCATGAGGCAATTACCTCAAATATTTCAACAGTTAAAATGAGAAGAGATTTGAGAGTTGTTCTTAATACATTTGCAGAGTATTCTATAGGATTTGGTAATGAATTTTATATTAAACGAATGGATGGTTATAACATTAAATCTTCGGGTTTTAATGTTGCAGGAATAAGTGAACCTGTTTATTTGGGAGATGTTCCAAATACAAACAAAATTAACGGTTCTATATTTTTATTCACTATTCCTAATATTGGTTCACAATCTCCTACTATCGTGAAACGAAATGTTGGAACTATTAATTATATTTCTGGTATTATAACTCTCAATCCAATCAATATTGTTGGTGGTAAAGATAAAGATGGAGTTCCCATTATAGAAATCGAAGCATCACCACTTTCTAATGATGTCGTTGGATTACAGGACCTTTATTTGCAACTAGATATAGGGGGTAGTAATTTTGAAATGATTGTTGATGAAATTTCGTCAGGATTAGATCCATCGGCATCTAATTACATTGTCTCCTCAAGTTATGCAAATGGCGACTTAGTGAGGGCAGGTGGTAGTACAACCATCATAAGAGGCACACAGACGACTACAGGCACCACTGGTGGTGCTCAAGGCACCACTAGAGCAGCATCTACCTCTACAACTTCATCAACTTCTTATTCTACACCAACAACCACAACCTCATCTACATCTGGGTCCTCTGGATCTGGTTCATCTGGTGGATCCGGTGGTGGATCTGGATACTAATTACAACTTTTACTAACAGACGAAAATCCATAAAATGTCAGAAACTAGAGTCCAACTTAACAGTGTTGTTTCCAGTCAACTTCCTGCATACGTGCGAGAAGATTTTCCTTTAGTATCAACTTTTTTAAAGCAGTACTATCTTGGACAAGAATACAAAAGTGGACCTGTTGACTTAATTCAAAATATCGACGAGTATATTAAATTAGATAATTCATCTAATACAGTTGAATCTGTAATTTTGCAAGATGATATTAATTTTTACGATAAAACAATTAAAGTAGATGCAGCAGCATCTCCCGGTGGGACCATTGGATTTCCCGATACATATGGACTTATTAAAATTGACAATGAAATAATCACGTATAAAAGCAAAACTGATTATTCATTTGTTGGTTGTAGAAGGGGTTTTGTTGGCATCAGTTCATACAAAAGTGGTACAAATAATAATGAATTAGTATTTGAGGAGAGTCAATCTGATGATCACAAAGATGGTGCAATAATTCAGAACCTTAGTGTTTTATTCTTAAAAGAATTTCTTCGTAAAACAAAAAATCAACTTCTTCCAGGATTAGAAAACAGAAAACTTGATGAAGATCTTAATCAAAATATTTTCATAAAACAATCTAAAGATTTTTATCTTAGCAAAGGAACTGACGAATCTTTTAAAATTCTGTTTAAAGCTTTATACAATAAAGACGTATCAGTTATTAGACCTTCAGAGTTTTTGTTTACTCCGTCTAATGCAAGATATGAAATAGTAAATCAACTCGTTGTAGAACCAATAGAAGGTGATCCTGAAAACTTAGATACAGCGACCTTATATCAAGATTCATATAAATTTGATAGCGATATTAATAAAGCATATGCACCTATCACCTCTGTCGAAAGAATAGAGGTTGGATTTGGGCAGACATATTATAAGTTAAATTTTGATGGTGGTTACAATAGAGATATTATAGTTGAGGGTGTTGAATATGGCAATTTTAAAGTAGAGTCATCAACAAGAATTATTGGGGCAGTTTCTTCCGGTTCTACTATTATTGACGTTGATTCGACGGTTGGTTTTGGAACCACTGGAGAACTTTACGTAACATATAATGACACCACTACAGGTGTTGTATCATACACTTCAAAATCTCTCACTCAATTTTTTGGTGTAACAAATCTTACTAAAAACATTGATGATGCGACCACAGTAGGAATTAATACATTTGCATATGGTAGATCTAAATTAAATCAAAATGAAATAATTAAGGTTAGAGTATCTTCCGTATTTAATCCTGTTCCTAAGATTCCAGAGAACAGTAAATTTCTTAAAAAAGGCACGACTGCAAACATTACATCCTATGGTATATCTGAACGTAATTTCACAACAAGAGGATGGGAATATAATGTATCACCAATTTATAGTGTTGATAGTGTTGAATTAATTGATACATCAGATTTCACATATAAAATAACTTTAAAATCAAGTCATTATTTAAAATCCGGCAATTCTATTTTTATTAGTTTAAAAAATAATACAAAAGTTGATTCTACAATCATATCTATTGATAGTGAAAAAAGTTTTAGAGTAAGAGGTCAAGGGGAATTAGATGAAGAACAAGTAAATTCAATACAAAGAAAAATTCAAAAAGGATTATCCAACTCATTTTCAAAAATTAATGAGTTTTCCACCGGAGTTGACAACTTATATAAAAGTGATGATGGCAGTTATATAGTTGCTGCGCCATCTATTCCATCTTACAACGCTCAACCTATTGAATCTAATCAAAGAAAAGTTACTTTTTCTGGAACATTTAATGGAAATGAATTTGAGATTACTCCTGGCGTGGAGCATGGATATTATACTGGTGAGGCAATATATTATGCAGCTAGTACATTTGATGAAAAATTTGTTGATGCGTCTGGAAAAGTGCGAACAAGAAAAAGTAGAAACACTGCTTTATTTGATGATGGATTATATTTTGTAGAAAGAGTTGATGGATTTACTTTAAAATTTGCAAAAAGTAATGATGACATATTTAATGGTAGATTTGTAAGTGTCGATAGTTCTACAACCGTAAAAGATAGCACTATTATACCTTATACAAATTTTCAAAAAACATTAAAACCACAAAAACTTTTAAGAAAAATATCCACTCCCGTTAATGAAGGGAAAAAAGTTTCAACAAAACCAGGAACGACTGGAATATTAATAAACGGAGTAGAGATTTTAAATTATAAATCAAATGATATTATAAGATATGGTGCAATTGAAAGTGTAGATGTTTTAGTGCCATCTAATAATATTGACGTTATCAATGTACCAAATTTAATTATTAGTGATCCTATTGGTTCTGGAGCAACTGGAAATGTAACTGTATCTGGTGCTCTCAAAGAAGTAAGAGTGCTTGATAGTGGATTTGATTACTTGACAAAACCAACTCTTAAAATTGATGGTGGTAATGGAAAGGGTGCTTTAGGATTGGTTAATATGAAATTGATCGATCACGCCCCCGAATTTTTTGCAGATCAGGCATCTGATAAAGTCTCTTTGGTGGCAGATACAATTGGTTTCTCCACTTTTCATAAATTTAGAAATGCGGAACAGGTCATATATAAAACCTTTGATGATCAACCCATAGTTGGTTTGGATACAAGTGCATTGTATTTTGTATCAACTATCAACAATACTACTGTAACACTACACCCAACACAATCAAGTGCCATTTCTGGTATCAACACTATATCGTTGACTGGATTTGGTGTTGGAAAACACGCTCTTCAAAGTGTCAACAAAAAATCTATTGTTGCATCGGTTACTGTTGTCGCTGGTGGCAGCGGATATGAATCTAAAAGAAGAACCACTGCTTCAACGGGGATTAACACTTCATCTAATATCATTACATTAAAAGATCATGACTACAAGAGTGGAGAAACAATTAAGTATACTTCAAGCGACACAGTTGCAGAGGGACTTACGAACGATACTGAATATTATGTAACCGCAATAGATAAGGACTCATTTAGACTATCATCAGTCGGAGTAAGTTCAGACAAAGAATTTTTCTTTAGAACTAAGCAATATCAGGATATTAACTCAGTAGGTGTTGGAACTCATATCTTCAATTATCCAGAGATTACTGCAACCCTTTTGGGGGATGTTGGTATTTCCTCTGTTGGGGCAGAAACTTTCAAAGCAGTAATTGAACCAATAGTTCGTGGTTCAATCACATCTGTTCACATCGAAAACAAAGGCGTAGGATATGGTTCCTCAGAGGTGCTAAATCTAGATCGTCAACCAACTATCACCATTAATAGTGGAAGTAATGCACAGGTCAAACCCATTATCAACAATGGAAAAATAACAGAAGTTATAATCTTAAATTCTGGCACTGGTTATGATACTCCTCCTGATTTAAGAATAAATGGCGATGGTCAGGGTGCAGTATTAGTGCCAATTGTTTCAAATGGGTTGCTAACTGAAGTAAGAGTTTCTGAACCTGGTAGTGGTTTCAGTGTGGCAAATACTTCAATAGACGTTGAGACTGCGTTTGATTCTGAACTTCAACCACGCTTTTATTCTAAATTAAAAACTTGGAGAGTAAACACATTTGAAAAAAATCTACCATTTTTCACCAAAGATGATGGTGTTATAGTAAATGGCGATTTTGAACTACAATATGCTCATCTTTATGCACCGAGAGTTCTTAGAGAAAATAATTACTCTGTTGATTCAGAGGGGAATATTCTTTATGGAGAAAGTGATCTCCGTAAAGTTAGTAGTATAGAAGTAGATTCTGATCAGCACTCACCTATATTGGGATTCGCATACGACGGCAATCCGATTTATGGTCCATATGGGTATACCACTAAGAGTGGTGGTGTTGTTACACAAATGAAGTCGGGGTATACTCTTGACTTAAAACCAGAAAGACCACCATTATCTAAGTTTGCAGAGGGATTTTTTATTGAAGATTATACTCATAAAAATGTAACAGATGAAACTGTCCTTGATGAAAATAATGGAAGATTTGGTGTAACCCCTGAATACCCCAATGGAACTTACGCTTATTTTATGACAGTTAATGATTTATTAACTGAACAATCAGGAGTGTTTGAAAAATACAAAAAACCTGTATTCCCATATATCATTGGTGAAAATTATCAATCAGTCCCTAATGAATTTAATTTTGATAAGTCCTCAAATCAAGATGGATTTAGATTTGAAGAAAGTGATCTTCGTAGAAATACAGATCCATTAAATTTAATTGAGAACGGCGTTCAGCAATATTCATATCTCTTTATTCCAGATAAATTTAATCAAACTACTAAAATAAACGCAGTTGCACCTGGATCAATTGATTCGATTGGAATTTTGACTGGTGGAACAAACTACAAAGTTGGAGAAACTTTAGTCTTTAATAATGATGGTACAGGTGGAAATAGTGCTTACGCAAAAATTAGTAGAGTTAAAGGCGAACCTGTATCAAATATAAGTGTTGCCACCAGTTCAATATCGGGCGTTGAGATTTATCCAAAGTCCTCTGGGGTTTATGAAGTCATTTGTGATAATCCTCATGAGTTTTTGAATAATGATGTAGTTTCTATAACTGGACTTTCTACAAACGGTAGTGGAATTGAAGGAACTTACTCCGTTGGAATTTCTTCAAATGTTCTTCGTTTAGCAGGTGTCGGAACAACAGCAGTTGCTATTGGAACTGAAGGTGTCACGGGTCTTGTTACGCACTTTAGTGTGACTGGTAATATTCTTTCCACAAATGTAAACGATGTTTTAGAAATTGGAACTGAAAAAGTAAAAGTTTTAAATATTGATTTTGATAACTCAAGACTCAGGGTTTTAAGATCAGTAAGAAATACTGTTTCCACTGGACACACCATCGGTAAATTATTAATTGAAGACTCAAGAAATTTTGATATTTTAACAGGTATTACCTCAACTTATGAATTTAGAAAAAATGAACAAGTTTACTTTGATCCTGCTGAAACTGTAGGATTAGGAACCACTGCTGGAATTGGTATTGGATCTACACTTTCTTTTGCAAATCCAGGTGCAGGTTTGACTCAAAAATTCATTCCTACAAAGTCACTGTACTTTAGAGATCATAACTTTAAAACAGGTGATCAGTTGACTTATTCAACGGGCACAGGTGGCATAGGCATTTATGTAGAGGATGAGACTAACGTTGGTTTAGGAACCACTTTAGTTAGTGGACAAAAACTATTTGTTGCAAAAATAGATGATGACCTTATCGGCATAGCAACTGTAAGAGTTGGTTTAGGAACCACGGGAACTTTTGTTGGAGTTGCTGCATCTCATAGAAATTCTACCACTCTTTTCTTTAAAGGTGTTGGTGTAGGAAATAGTCATAGTTTTACAACTAATCACACTGTCATCACTGGAGAAATTAAGAAGAACACGGTCACAGTAAGCACATCTGCTACACATGGCATCAGTCCTAGACATAGAGTAGATATATTTGTTAATCCAAGAACGAACAAAACCGTTACTGTAAAATATAATGATTACAATAGAAACATCATTTTCAATCCCCTTGGTTTTTCATCTACCGGAATCAATACTACTACAGGAGCAATCTTTATTCAAGATCATGGGTTGAAGAGCGGAGATAAAGTAATTTACAATGTAGGAGTTGGTAGTGATGTTGCTGTTGGATTAACTAACGAAAAACCATATTATATCTCTAAAGTTGATGACAATAACTTTAAATTGTCTAACACATTTTTTGATGCTACAAGAGATATTCCAGTCACGGTTGGAATTGCCAGTACAGGACTTGAAGGTGGAAATATAAATCCAATTAATCCACCAATTACTCTATATAAAGATTCAACTGTTACGTTTGATCTTTCTGATCCATCTCTTGGGTATTCTGTTCTGGGTTCAAAATATCCCGCATTTGATTTAAATCTTTATAAGGATAAAGATTTAAAAATTAAATTTAACAAGTCTGATAATAGCAAAGTATTTGAGTATAATAAGTCTGGTCAGGTTGGATCTGCCGGGGCTGAGGCAGTGTTGTCTGTTAATTCAAATTTACCAGAGAATCTATACTATAAGTTAGACTTAGTATTCCTTGCAAGTCTACCAACAATTAAATCAGATGTGACGATTGACGATGAGGTAATTTCTGGAAATCAAATAAAAATTAGAAATAGTGAGTATTCCGGTAAGTCAAATAGAATCAGAATTGTCTCTCCTACTTCTTTCTCATATGATCTTCCGAACCCTCCAGAGAGTGTATCATATGCATCCTCTATTTCTGCACTTTCTTATGAAACTGACTGCGATCATACAGTAGGACCTATCGCCAGAATTGATATCCTCAATCAGGGTAATGACTATTATTCACTTCCAGGAATAACCACAGTGAATACTGGGATAGGTTCAGGTGCTATTTTAGAGGCAAAGAGTTCAACTATTGGTTCTCTTAAATCTACAACTCTTCAAGATATTGGATTTAACCTTCCATCTGATAATACACTTAAACCAAGATTATTATTCCCTCAAACTATTCGTGTTGAACCACTAGCAATATTTGATAGTATAGGAATAACCTCTTTTGGAAGAGGATTTTCAATAAATCCAACTCTTGTTGTTATTGACGGCAAAACATCATTGCCTGTTAATGATCTAGATCTAAGATTTACACTTGGAAGTCCAGTTGTTCAAATCCTAAAGAACACTAATGGTATATCTAACGTAACACCTACAATAATTCCAACTAACACAGATTCTGGTGTTGGCATCAGCACGATTGAATATTTCCCTGCAACAAAGGATGCCCTGGTCACAATGGATACGGATTTTAGTGCCACAGATGGTTTCCCATTCATTGTCGGTGATAAAGTTCTCGTAGAAAATGTAAGCGTTGGAATAGGATCTACTGGAAAAAATTATAATTCTTCAGGATACAACTATAAGTTATTTGAGTTGACTGAGGTTTCCCCTAATCTTGGAGGCATCGGATCAGTAAGATTTAACATGTCGAATCTTTTTGATGATGATGAATTCCCTGGTCAATTTGATGTGAATAATTCATCAGGTAGAATTACAGCACAAAAACACTTCCCACTGTTTGATTCAAATTTAATACTTAATAATTACATCGTTGGTGAAACTGTAACTTCTGATTCAGCAACCGGAGTTGTTGAAGATTGGAATCCAATAACTTCAATAGTAAGAGTATCATCTGACGATAATTTCAAAAGTGAAGAAAAAATTACTGGTAAATCATCTAAGTTTGTAAGTATTGCCTCAACTATAAACGCCTTTGAATCTTATTTTGATTACAATGCATCTTCAAAAGTAATAAGGGGATGGCAGGATGAATCTGGTGAACTGAATTACGATCTTCAGAGAATTCAAGACAACTTCTATTATCAAAGATTCTCATATTCACTAAAATCTGAAATTCCATATGACACCTGGAATGATGTTGTATCTTCAACTAATCATGCCCTAGGTTACAAAAAATTCTCTGATTATCAATTAGAGAGCACAAATAATAATTCAATGGCAGTTGGCATTACAACTGTCCTTGGTGGAGTAGTGACAGTTAATGATATAGTTCAAAATGTTGATCTAAATTGTGTAAATGATTTTGATTTAGTTAAAGAAACGACCATTAATTTAGATACAATATCTGATGAGATGATATTTTCTAATAAAATATTATTGGATTTCTTTGAATCTATTGGAAACAGAGTTCTTTCTATTGACGACATCAGTGGAGAATTTAACAGTGAACCAAGATCTACGCCATTTAGTGCTGTTAATACATTCCAACTTTCTGAGGCAAGAGGTTTAAAATTTGTAACTTATGTAAGGGATAAAAGATTTACGCAACAAAGACAACTTCTTATAGTTGATTTAGTTCATGATGGTGTGAGAGCTTACATGAATCAATATGGAAGAATTGAAACTCAATATGATCAAGGTTCTTTTGACTTCTCTGTAAATGGTACAGATGGTAATTTATTATTTTTCCCAACAAAGTTTACTGTTAATGATTATGATATAACAACGCTTTCATATAATATAAGTGGAATAGCGACCGTGGGAACGGGGACTACTTTCTTCGGTAGTGGTGTTTTAGTTGACACCTCCTCCACGGAAATAACACCAGGTTCTGATGCCACAATCGTTTCAATTGCGAGCACATATAACTCTTCCAAAGTTCTTGTTACTGTCAATCCAAATTCCACTGAAAATGATAAATTTGAGACTGTTGAACTAAGTGTATCTCATAATGGGACAGACGCATCTATCTTAGAATTTGGTCAACTAACAACTGGTGGATTTGATACTTATGGAGGTGTGGGACTTGGTACATATTCTGCAGCATTATCAGGTAGTAATTTAGAAATAACTTTCCATCCTGGCGCAGGTATAACGACCACAGGTGTAATCAATACAGTTCAGGTTGCTCTGTCTGAGAACACATCTGGAATTGCAACAACAAAATTACAATTTGCTGAACTTGATGGTAGAACAACAACCATATCATCATCTGGTTCTCCTGGAGTTACAACCGTATCTCAATATGACAATAATTATGATTCTGCGTATTTCATTGCACAAGTTGCTGATACGACTAACGGAGAATATCAAATTTCTGAAATAGTTGTTGTTGATGATTATCTTACTGCAACAAATTCATTTGATACTTATTTTACTGAATATGCGGAGTGCTCTACTGGAGTTGGTTTAGGTACATTTGGAACTAGCATTGATGTCAACGGAACTGTATCATTACTGTTTACTCCAAATGCAAGTATATCTACAAAGGTCACTGTATTCAAGAATGCAGTTACACTCAATCAAGATACTACTTTAGGAACTGCAATTACATTTAGTAACGCCTCGATTGGTGGAGAGTTTGGATCTTACACCGGAACTGAGTCTGATGTTAAGAGAGAATTTGGATTAACTCATAAGAATAATGAAATCTTTGAAAGATATTTTGTTGGTAATGACAGCGATATAGTTGACTTGACCAATGATACTATTACCATTCCAAATCATTTTTATGTTAGTGGTGAACAACTTAGATATGTACATGTAGGAACTGCGTCATCTGCTATCGGAATTGCTACAACTTCATTTGTAGGAGCATCTAACACAACATTTTTACCTGGTGAGAATATTTTTGCTATTAAAGTAAATGATAATAAAATAAAAATTGCGACTAGTGCTGAAAATGCACTTAAGTTAAACCCTATATCTGTGAACCTTGAAAGTGTAGGAATTGGAACATCTCACAGATTTATCGCAACAAATCAAAATGCAAAAGTTATAGTTGCTATTGACAATCTTTTACAATCTCCCATTGTTGCCACATCAGTTACGACTGGTTTATCCACCAACGTTACTATTTTTGATAATCTAGTCAAATTCAGTGGAATAACATCATTCTCTGGTTCAGATATAATAAAAATTAATGATGAAATCATGAAGATTGAAGGTGTTGGTATTGGAAGCACTAACACTATTAGAGTTCGTAGGGGATGGTTGGGAACTAAAGTTGCAGCTGCTGCAACTAATGACTTAGTTACAAAAATTTCCGGCAACTATAACATCGTTGATAATACTCTTAATTTTGTAGAAGCACCCTTCGGTAATACTCCTATTGGTTCTACTACTAATCCACCAGACGAGAGAGATTTTATAGGAATAACTACAAGTTCCACTTTCCAAGGTAGATCATTTATAAGATCTGGTTTAATTGGTGGATCAGAAGATTCATATAATAGAAATTATATTTTTGACAATATTAATGATCAATTTAATGGAACAACAAATCAATTTGATTTAAAACAATCTGGTGCTGATATTACTGGAATTGAAAATGAAAATGCTATTGTTCTAATCAATGATATCTTCCAAGTTCCTTCATCAATAGAAGATTATGTTTTGACAGAATCCTCAGGGATTACTACCATTACATTCAATGGTTCTTCACCACAAACTCCACTCGGACCTGATGTTGGTATTTCAAGTTTTCCAAAAGGAGGAATTGTTGTATCCGTTGGTTCAACTGAAGGATTTGGTTATCAACCTTTAGTTTCTGCAGGTGGAACCGCGATCATCTCTGGATTTGGCACTATCTCTTCAATTAGTATTGGTAATAGTGGATCTGGATACAGATCTGGTATTCAAACGACCGTTAATGTTGGTGTGGGAACATCTA